TTCGTGGGTAAAACAACCATCCTCGGTGCGGGGTATGGCATGGGTGCGGCGAAGTTCCAAGCTCAACTCAAGACTTTTGGCACGACCATTTCCCTTGAGGAAGCCTCCCACATCATCAAGGTGTACCGTGAGACGTACCCTTGGATTCCCGCAGTTTGGAAGTCGGGTGGGCTGGCGATTGATGCGATGGTCAAGGGACGTACTGCCACGTGGGGCAACGGCGCGGTGAAGATTGACGGAGAAGGCATCCTGATGCCCAACGGCATGTACCAGCGTTACAAAAATTTGCGAAAAATTCGTGATGAACAGGGAAAAGAGCAGTATATTTATGACTCCCGCAAAGGAGCCGTGAAGCTGTACGGTGGCAAGTTGACAGAGAACATTTGTCAGGGTTTGGCACGTATCATCATTGGCGAACAGATGTTGAAGATTGCCAAGAGATACCGTGTCGTGCTTACTGTTCACGATGCTGTGGCGTGTGTTGCGCCAAAAGAAGAAGCTGAAGAAGCGATGGCGTTCGTGATGGACTGTATGCGGCACGTGCCTGAATGGGCAAAGGGTATCCCGTTGAACTGCGAGGCGGGGTATGGAGAGAGTTACGGAGACTGTTGAAAGAGTTGAATGACAAAAGTACCCGCATGGAGTTATTCCAGCATCACACTGTTTGACCAGTGCCCCAAGAAGTATTACCACCTGCGTGTGGTCAAGGACATCAAGGAGCCTGAGAGTGAGGCCATGATGTACGGCAAAGACCTGCACTTGGCGGCTGAGAATTACATCCGTGAAGGTACGCCAATCCCTGAGAAGTATGCGTTCATCATCCCGATGCTGGACAGGCTGAAAGCCATATCTGGTGAAAAGCTGGTGGAGCACAAGATGGGGTTGAAGAAGGTGGATGGACGGCTTGTACCGTGTGACTTCTTTGACAAGGAAGTTTGGTATCGGGGCGTGGCCGACCTGCTCATCATTGACCGTGAAAAGGGTGAAGCCCGTGTGGTGGACTACAAGACAGGCAAGAGCGCCAAGTATGCTGATCTGAAACAGCTTGCTCTTATGTCAGCTTGTGTTTTCTTACACTTCCCTGAAATCACCAAGGTCAAATCTGGGTTGCTTTTTGTTGTGTCCAAAGAGTTCATCAAGATGGATTACAAAGCTGAGGCTGGCCTCAACATCTTTTCAGAACTTGATGGTACGCTGGTGGCCCGTGAGACAGCGTATGAAACTGGGGTGTTCAACCCCAAGAAGAATTTTTCTTGTAAAGCGTGGTGTTCAGTGCTAGATTGTCACCATAACGGAAGGAACGTGTAATGCCGTATAAGAACAAAGCAGACCGCAATCCCAAGCATGAATGGGAAGTGGAGAAGAAGCGCCCCGGGGCGCATGAAGCTCGCATGGAGCGCCAACGTGCCCGTAGAGCCTTGGACAAGAAATTGCCTGACAAGAACGGCAACGGTGAAGCAGACGCCCGTGAGGGTAAAGATGTTGCCCACCGTGTTGCGTTGAGCAAGGGCGGCAGTAACAAGCAGGGGGTGACCATCCAATCACCCTCAGCAAACAGATCATTCAAGCGCGGTGCAAACCACAAGGTGGTGTCAGAAACCAGCACCAAGGAGCGCAAGAAGAAGTAATCTCGCATAGTGCCGCAGAAGTAAGGTGTGAGTGATATGCGGCACAGGGTGGTTGATTTACCTTCCCTCATGAGAATAACCGCACCAGTCAGCACGGTGACACCCCTTTCACACTGGGAACTGACCGTCACACCCACGATACGGGTGGCTAACACGCATGGGGATTGGGTACTGGCAATCCTTGAAAGATTGCACAAGCAGTTGTAATCTCAGTCCCCAGCCGTGTTGGTAGTGCGATGGTGGGTTAGCGCCATCTTGTGACTTCTTTTGTCTGAAACGCAAAGTGCAAACACTGCTTTATGTGAGCGCACTACCAACAACCTCTAAACACACACCGTGTTTGGAGTGCATAACTATCGGAGAGTGCATGGAGATCATTGACAACAGGGCGCTACTGCTCAAGGTACGCGACCCAAACCGTATCACCACCGTGATACCAAAAAGCAAAGTCATTGAAGATGACGGGGTGACCGCAAGTGTGTTGGTCAACTGGGGGTTGGAAGAAACGATTGTCTTGAAGAACCTCAAGATCACAGCGCCGTCACCCATCAATGGCACGTATAAATGGCCGGGGCTTTTCAAACCGTTTGACCATCAGAAGACCACATCATCGTTCCTCACCCTGCACCGCAGGAGTTTTTGCTTCAACGAGCAAGGCACTGGCAAGACCGCCAGTGTGATTTGGGCGGCTGATTACCTGATGACCCAAGGCTTCGTCAAACGGGTGCTGGTCATATGCCCACTGTCTATCATGGATTCAGCATGGCGCAATGACTTGTTCAAATTTGCTATGCACCGCAGGGTGGACGTGGCGTACGGCAAACCAGAAAAACGCAGGGAGATCATTGGGGGTGACGCTGAGTTTGTGGTCATCAACTATGACGGCGTGGAGATCGTGTCGGAAGCCATCGCCAAGGGTGGCTTTGATTTGATTGTGATCGACGAGGCCAACGCATACAAAAACCCACAGACCAAACGCTGGAAGATTTTGAACAAACTGCTCACACCGAGCACGTGGTTGTGGATGCTGACTGGTACACCTGCGTCCCAATCTCCAGAAGACGCATACGGCCTTGCCAAACTGGTGAACCCAGATGGCGTACCAAGATTCTTTGGGGGCTTCCGCGATCAGGTGATGAACAAAGTCACGCAGTTCAAATGGGTTCCCAAACCAGACGCCAACAGCATCGTGCATCGTGCCCTTCAACCTGCAATACGTTATACGAAAGAACAGTGTCTCGACCTACCGGAGATGACGTATGTGATGCGTGACGTGCCGCTATCGGCACAGCAAGAAAAATACTATGAGTTGTTGCGCAAGCAGTTGATTGTGCAAGCGGCGGGAGAGGAGATCACCACGGTCAATGCGGCGGCAAACCTGAACAAACTCTTGCAGTTGTCGGGTGGCGCAGTGTATTCAGACACGGGTGAGGTAGTTCAGTTTGACGCAAGCAACCGACTGGCGGTGTTGCGTGAGGTAGTGGAGGAGTCAAGCCACAAGGTCTTGGTGTTTGTCCCGTACAGACATGCCATTGAAGTTGTGGCTGAAGATTTGAAGAAGCATGGCTATGCAACGGCAACCATCCACGGGGGTGTGCCAGCAGGTAAACGCTCAGAGATTTTTGAGAGATTCCAAACGACCAACAGCCCACAAGTGCTGGTCATTCAACCGCAAGCGGCGTCACATGGGGTCACGCTCCATGCCGCCAACACGATTGTTTACTGGAGTCCAGTAATGTCCGTAGAGACATATTTGCAGTGCAATGCACGGGTGCATAGGGCAGGTCAAAAGAACCCAACCACTGTCATTCACCTGCAAGGAAGCGGTGTTGAGAAACGGATGTACACCATGCTTAACAACAAGGTTGACATTCACCACAAGATCATCGACCTGTACGGGGAAATACTAAGATGACAACTCTTGACATTGTAAAATTTAGCTGTATCATCACCACATAAAAGCAAAAGGAGAGAGCAATGACCGAAGAAGTGTCGGTAGATAAACTCGTCGCCGTTTACATCAAGATGCGCGACAAAAGGTCTGAACTCTTAAAAGAGTATGAGGCCGCAGATGGTGGAGTCAAAGAACAGATGGAAGTTGTGGAGGGCAAGTTACTTGACCTGTGCAAAACCATCGGCGCTGACAACATCAAAACCAAGCACGGTACTGTGATTCGTGGTGTCAAAACCCGTTACTGGACAAGTGATTGGGCATCCATGCACAAATTCATTTTGGAACATCAAATGCCTGACCTTTTGGAAAAGCGTGTGAGTCAGTCCACCATGAAACAACTGCTGGATGAAAACCCCGACATGATGCCCCCCGGCATGAATGTCGATTCTAAATATTCAGTAACTATAAGGAGAAACGCAAGTGGAAGCTGAAACATTAACCGTACAGGAGGTTGCAGATTACCTGCGTGTCTCCCGACAAACGGTATACGTGATGATTCGTGCGGGTCAAATCCCGCACTTCAAAGTAGGCACAAAGGTACGCATCAAACGAGCAGACCTTGAAGCCTTGACCAACACCAAGAAACCCACAACAACAGGAGAATGAAATGAGTGAAATGACTTTGTTCAGTAAAGGTGGCAATACCCTTCCCGCACACCTGCGTAACCTTGAGCTTGATGAAACTACCAAAGCCCTGATGGGTTCTGGCGGCGCAAGCGGCAAGCGTATCTCAATCAAAGGCGGCGTGTTCCGCATGATCGTTGACGGTAAAGAAATTGCACAGAATGAAGACCGTGCAATGAACATCGTCATCGTTGCGGCTAACGCCAATGTATCCCGTAGCTACTATGAAGACACTTATGTTGAAGGACAAGTCCTTGCACCCACATGCTGGTCAAACGATGGCGTCAGCCCCGACACCAAAGTCAGTGAACCCCAATCAGGCAAATGCGCATCATGCCCCCAAAACATCGCTGGCTCTGCTGAGTCGGGCAAAGGTCGTGCTTGCCGTTTCAGCCAACGCTTGGCGGTGACACTGGAGAATGATCTCAAAGGTGATGTGTACCAACTGACACTCCCCGCACAGTCAATCTTTGGCAATGTTGAGAACGGCAAAATGCCTTTGCAGGCTTACGCTAAGTTCTTGGGCAGTCATGGTTTGCCAATCACAGCCATCGTGACCGAGATGCGTTTCGATACTGCAAGCGCAACACCCAAGTTGACGTTCAAGGCAGTGCGCCCATTGGAAGCCGATGAGATGGCACTGGCACAAGAAAAAGGCCAGTCAGCAGAAGCCAAGACTGCCATTGCCAACAACCCTGCAACCTTGGATGGCGCAAAGCCTAAAGCCGCACCTGCACCCGCCCCCAAAGCGGAAGCAGAAGAACCAGAAGCGCCTGAAGCGCCAGCGGCTGAACCAACCAAACGCGCCAAGAAAGTCGCACCGAAAGATGTGGCCGACATTTTGGACGACTGGGCAGAGTAAAACCAAAGGGGGGGAATTCAATTCCCTCCCTTCAACACTATGAACAACAGAGGCTATTCAAAGAAATTTGCCATGTCAAACAGGCAAGCCGATCAGTCACATGTTGGCGTGAAGTTAGGGCGTGTTTGCATTGACAAGGATATCCCCGTACCGCATGTTGCTGAGTACCTTGGGGTTTCACGACAAGCTGTCTATATGTGGTTTTTGGGTAGAGCCATACCCCACCCAGATATGCGCATGAAGATCATTGAGGTCACCAAAAAACTCAAAGAGCAAAGTAAACAACCCTGAACATTACTTGCCGCCAGCAGGTAATGGTCATCACAAAAGCGAACAATGACAACACGGATTCCCTTTCTTTCCGCAGTGCTTGCCGACGATGGCATGTATTGCGTTGTTGGATTGAAGAAAGGTGCGCCACGGCAGACATTTGTAGAAACCCTCGAAGAAATCGACGGGGTGGTAGATGGATTGATTGCACAGGGATACGATGCGTATTTCGGATGTGCCAAGTATCTGAACGCCAATGAGGGGCGTACAGCACAAAATGCAAAATGGTTCAAGGCTTTTTGGCTTGATCTGGACTGCGGAGAATCAAAACCATACCCAACCCAAGCGGAAGCAATCGACGCCCTACGGCAGTTTGTTAAGGACACTGGACTTCCAAGACCCACACTGGTCAACTCAGGACGTGGCATCCACGCATACTGGACATTGACCGAATCAATCTTCTACAACGACTGGAAGCCCACAGCCGAAGCGTTCAAGAAATTCTGCTCGGCATACAACCTACATGCTGACCCATCCGTTACTGCGGATGCGGCACGGATACTTCGTATCCCAGAAACCCTGAATTACAAAGACACCCCACCCAAACCCGTTGATGTACTGGTCACGTCACAACCCGTTGCATTTGAAAAGTTCCAAGCCATCGTAGGTGCAGGTACTGAGGAAGCTGACCCAGCACTGCCATTCGCCGCACCCACACATCGCCAACCAATGGATGCCACCACCCGCGCATTGATGGGTAACAGCATCTCAAGGTTTGGCACGATCATGCGCAAGAGCGCAGATGGCAAGGGATGCGCACAGCTTGTACACATTTACCGCAACCAGAGCGAGATTGAAGAACCGTTGTGGAGAGCAGGGCTGTCCATCGCCGTGAACTGTGAAGACGGTGAGCTGGCTATCCACAAGATTTCTCATGCCCATGAGGAATACGACCCCAAAGATACAAAAGAAAAAGCAGACGCCCTGATTGGCAAACCCTACAAGTGCGCCACGTTTTCTGGGCTGAACCCAGAGCTGTGCGCCGACTGCCCCAACAAAGGCAAACTTACTTCACCAATTCAGATTGGCGCACAGATCGCGGCGGCTACCGCAGAAGACAACATTGTGGTGATGCGCAACGCCACGCTGGAGGAGGAGATCACGGTTGAGATTCCCTCATACCCATTCCCATATTTCCGTGGCAAGAATGGTGGCGTGTACCGTAAGGGCATCCCCTCAGACAAACCAAAGAAAAAAGATGATGAGGATGACGACGAAGACCGCGACATTCTTGTATATGAGTATGATTTTTACGTGGTCAAACGATTGACCGACCCTGATGCTGGTGAGTCGCTTTGGATGCGACTGCACATGCCCAAAGATGGCATACGTGAGTTTTCTGCGCCGTTGGCGAGTGTGCTGTCCAAGGATAAATTCCGTGAGGTGCTGGCATATCAGGGCGTCACTGCATACAACAAAAAACTGGACAACATCATGGCATATGTAACTAGATGGGTAAACGAACTGCAACAAGTTTCTGAGGCTGAGAAGGCACGTCAACAGTTTGGCTGGTGCGACAACGACACCAAGTTCATCGTGGGCAACCGTGAGATCACGGCGGCGGGAGTCAATTACAGCCCGTCATCCACAGCAACCGCAGAACTGTCCACCATGTACACGAAGAAGGGCACTGTCAGCGAGTGGTCAAAAGTTGCCAACAACTATGCCAAGAAAGGCAATGAGGTTCGGGCGTTCACCCTGTTTGCAGGGTTTGGGTCTGCCCTGTTCAAGTTCACCAAACTCAGTGGCTCAATCATCCACCTGACCAACAACGGCTCTGGTGTAGGTAAAACGACCATCCAGTACATGGTCAACAGCATTTGGGGGCGTCCAGTCGAGACCCTGCTGAATCAGGAGGACAAGTATTTGGCAAGGATGCACCGTGTATCGGTGTTGGGCAACATTCCCGCCACGATTGACGAGCTGACCAACATGGCTGATGAGGAAGTCAGCAACATGGCGTACAGCATCACGCACGGGCGGGGGCGTAACCGTATGCAATCCCAAACCAATGCTGAACGGAGCAACACACTGCGCTGGGCGTTGATCGCAATTACATCAGGCAACAAGAGCTTATACGATCAGTTGTTCAACCTCAAGGACTTTCCAGAGGGCGAGCTGATGCGGATACTGGAGTTCAACGTCTCCAAGAACGACAGCATGTCCAAGGCTGAGTCTGACGAAGCGTTCAACGGCATGTACGAGAACTATGGCGTGGCTGGTGACGTGTTCATGCGGTACGTGCTCACGAACTTACCCGAGGTCATCAACATGCTGGGCAAAATCCAGCGCAAGTTTGACAAAGCGGCAGGGATTACACAGCGTGAACGGTTCTGGTCTGCCACAGCCGCATGTGCGCTCACCGCAGGGCTCATCACCAAGAAGCTGGGTTTGCACAACATTGACGTGGCCGAGGTGTACGACTGGGCGGTCAAGACCATTGGCTCCATGCGTGTTGAGGTGCGCCCCGGTGTGGCTGGCCCCCTTGCTCAGTTGGGCTTGTTCCTCAACGCCCACAACAACAATATGTTGATTGTGAAAAGCACGTCCGACAAACGGTCTGGGCTCATGGAAGTGCCAGTGCGGGAACCCCGTGGTGAACTTATCACCCGATACGAACCTGACACGAAGCACCTGTTCATCAGCATCAAGGCACTGCGAGAGTGGTGCAGTGAGAACCAAGTGTCTTACAAAGCGTTGACGGATGACTTGAACAGCATCGGCGCTGGGCTGGGCGTGATGAAGAAGTGTTTGTCCCGAGGTTCAGATATGACCACACCTGCTGTGAGTTCATTGGTCATTGATTGCGCAAAAGCAACAGTGCTTGACCCTGAAGACAGCACGCCTCATCATTCACCATCCAATGACGATTTACAATAGCGATGTGCCAGTAGTTATCGAATGGCACAAGTTTGTAGTGGGAAGTTCTTTTTATATCCCAACGTTAACACCTGACAAGTTGGCGAAGGATATACAGAGGGCGGCTCACGTGCGGAACATGAAAATCAAGTTTCGCTTTTGCCTAGAACGTGGTACGCAGGGGGTGAGGTTCTGGCGGGTAAATTGATCTTATGCTAGAGTTCGCCTAGCAACTGATCTCCTCTCTCCTTTGCGTTGCTACTCCTAGACCCCCGGCTAAACACCGGGGGTTTTTTTCAGTCCTCAAGTTCCTTGACGGCTTCCTCAATACGGGGGCGGAGTTTCTTATCCAACTGAACCCCGTGGTACATCTCCTCAGAGATTTTGTCCCGTGCCTTGACTGAGGCCGTCAGGGTTTTGCCAGTGATGCCAAGCTCAGGGTACTTCTCACCCAGCGCATACAGTTTGTCCTCAAGCTCATTGGCACGGTCATAGTCGCCCTCACGTTGCGCCACGTAGTATTTCTTGAGCAGGGATTTCTCTTGTTTGCGCACTTCGTCACCCATTTTCTTGGCGTATGCGTTGGTCTCGTATTGAGCCAGCAAGTCAGCAGGGGCAAAGCCCAGCACCTGCATGGCAGCGTTGTAACCGTTGACTTCACCCATCACTGGGTCACCACGTAATGTGTTCACACCCTCGGTGGCGTAACGAACACCCTTGAACGCATTGCGGATGCCGATAGGCAACATGGCCTCAATGCCGCGCTCCATATGCCCGTCTGCAATCAGTTCTTTGGCACGGAAGAAGTTGTTGACGATGGCGTACGGTGCGCCAAGCACTGCCTCCACAATGCCACTCAGGGCGCTGGCATCTGCTTTGTCGGTTTTGTTTTCACGGTAGATCAGGTCAGTCCAGCCCACACGGTCAGCAATGCCGAGGTTGGTGTAATAGTTGACCGGGCCTTTGAACGCCATCTCACCCAAGTACCTGCGCATCACGGTGTCAAAATCTTCGTCATCGTCATCTTGCAGGGCGTTGTATGCGGCTTCGGCAATCCAATACAAGGGTAAACCCTTGACACCAGAGAACAGCGCCGACATGCCGTATATGCCAGCCAACTGTCTACGGGCGGCTTTGATTTCTTCCAACTTCTCACCCGTTGCACCTTTGACGGGAAGCGCACGGTTGATGGTGTTGAACAACATGTAGTACATGGTGAAGCCAAATCGCTTGAACACGGTGAGAACTTTACCTATGTCTGAATGACCAATGCTTGGCCCGGACTCAGTATGACCCGCACCGTGCGCAAACTCCACCAGACGGATGGCTTTCTCAATGGCTTTCTCTTGGTTGCCACTCTTGGCCATCTCCAACTCATAAGCGGCAATTGCCGTGATCTCACGGTTGTAGCGTTCGGCTTGGTGGAACATGGAGGCTGACAACACAGCAACTTTCTGGGCGATACCTTCGGTACTCTTTGGGTCAAGGGCTTCATGTGCCATCGACTCCACCAACAGACCGAGCTTGTCCAAACGCCCAAACAGTTCTTTGTACTGCGGCAACTTACCGTTACCGATCAGGTTCTCAACAGACAGGCCGACACGGACAGGGCCACGTTGCTCAACCTCTTGCCCATTGATATCCACGATCTTGCGGGTGATGCCGCTTCCTCCAAACAACTTGGTAGCCGCCAGAATTGCACGGGCCGCGTTGGTGAACCCGTAAACACCGCCCAACTGTGGCAGAACGATCAAAGGCACTGAGGTGGTGTTGACCACTGCAGATGAGACGTTACCTGCCAAGTTGAAATAGAACGCGCTGGAGCTGGCCAACCGTGCCCAGTCAGCAAACGTGGGGCTCATGGCAAACTCACGACGAGCTTCCAACTCTTGCCACAACTCTTTGGCACGTACGGCGTCATCCCCGCGCAGCAGAGCTGCCTTTTCTTTCACATCGTCCAAAAGTTTTTGCAGGGGTTCGTTGTACCGCATCCGGGAGAGCTGACGTGCTGTGCGGTCAGTCACACTGGCAAAAGCTTTTGCCACATCACGCTCATAGCCGGGGGTGCCCTTACGGGTTTGAAACGATTTCAACAGGCTGGTCTCAGGCAACGCACTGACGATCAGTTCAAGGAACTTCTCAACAGCGGCATCTTCTGCGCCGCCATCCTTCATAATTTTGACGATCTGTGCGGCCACTGTTCCACGTGGAACATTCCGTGGCTTCATGCCTTCAACACGTGAGTATTCTTCGATGCCAGTATGCCCATCCTCCACCGCTTTGGCTTTTGCAAGGCGGCGTTCAGCTTGGGTATCAAACAGGCGTTGCACGGTTTCATTCGTGTCTTTATCCACGTACTGCATCCAGTATTCACCAGAACGGAACAGCGGCGAGTAGTGGTCGATGCCCATCTTGGTGATCTGGTCGATGATCTTTTGGTACGCAGTCATCGCCTGATTGCTGTCTTCAAAGGTGGCATCCATGTGGTTGCGGATTGAATCCTTCAACTCTTTGAACAGCACCTTGAACGAGGCAAAGTGGTCGTTGTACAGCTTCTTCTCAGGTTCAAAGAGTCTGTTGTACCGCCTGTGCAGGTCATCCCATGCGGCCAGTTTCTCAGGACTGCCCGTGTATTTACTGCGTGGGGCGGCAGGGTTTACGTCCTCCAACGTGGAGTCGTTTACCAAATCACACCAGAAGTCATAGTTTTGAGTTTGGGAAAACTCCTGCAAACGTTCTTTCAGTGGTTGCAGTTTGGTGGACAGGTTCTGATAGTACCCAGCCATTTCGTTTACTTTGTCCGCAAACTCAATCGAAGATTTGCCAACCAACTTAGCGCCGACCTGACCCAAGGCTGACAGGTTCAAGAACCTCTGTGAAAACGCACGCAGGGACAGACCAGTCTTCTCCAAAGAGCCAAGGATTTCAGCGGCACGATCAGGGGTTACCAGTGTTTGGTTATTGATGATGTGGTCAGTGCCGCTGAAGATTCTTTCTGCAATGTTGGGAGTGCGGATTGACTGTGAGTACAGCGTGTTACCCACACGCTGACCGGGGGGCACACTCACTACGTCATTGAGTAAACGGTCAATCGTATCTGTCACGCTCTCAGATGTTTTAGGTTGAAAGCCCAACGCCCGACGGATGACGTTCATGATTTTGTCCCAAATGGACAACTTGTTGCCGGGAGCGTACTTCTCACTGAGCTGCGTGCGGAACGCATCGTTACTCCAGAACTCAGCCACAAACTCTTGCAAGTCCTTAGCACCATATGCACCGTCAATGTCCGCCTTCACGTCATCAAAAATCTGCTGTAACTGGCGAGTCACAGGATGTGAAGGGTTGGCAATGATGTGCGACAGGCCAGCATGAGCTGCTTCGTGCAGGATTTCATACTCGGTGGCGTTGTTTGGCAGGTAGATTGTGTTGGTCTCTGGGTCGTACTGGGCCTTGCCCGATGCACCTGTATATGAACCTTCCGGTACGCTGTGAATTGCTGTTGGGTCTCCATATTCATCGGTAACTTCAGACAGGGGTTTAACTTCTACATCACCGCCCCATTCTGGAATATCAACAACATTCCCATTGCCAATATCTATAGCGTAGTGATGGATTCCAAATGCGTATATGTCACCAACTTTTGCAGTATCTGTAATTGGCAGTTTTGTAATGTGTGGAATATTTGATGCAAGCTGTACAGCTAATTTGCAATTTAAGTACCCCCCAGTATCCTTTGCCCGATTCATTGCCGCTACTACGTCATTAGCGGTTGTTTTAATCCCGTACACCAGCTTCACATTGCCCATCAATTTGGACAACACGCCAGCAATCTTGCCTGCAAACTCCGATGAGGGGCTGTCAGCCAAGGCTTCCAAAGCACCAACCAGATCACCTCGCGCCAAGAGTTCAAGAACCGCAGGGTGTGCCTCATTGTGCAAAGCCGCAGTCTCTGGAGATGCGTCATACCGATCACGACCATCATTCACGATGTCATCAAACGTCTCATCAGCAACTTCCCCAAAGTACACGTCATCAATGACTTGTTGCAGGGAGGCTTTCTTTTCAGATTGCTTCTCTGTCTTGACCTGCTCTTTGGTGGCTTTCTTTACCTTTTGCTGCTTGTCCTGCTTTGCAGCCGCAGCTTGGCTTCTGCGGTTTTCTTTTTCGTACAGAGCAATCTGTTTGTCCAAGAAGTCAACAGCCTCTTTTGACATGTTTGCACGCACCCACTCTGCGGCACGCTTTGCGTGAATACCGCCCTGACCTTTGAAAAATTCAGCCTCTGCCTTTGTGCCGAACATCATCTCTGGCTCACCTTTGAAGGCGGTCATTTTGGAATTACGGTACGCAGTTGGCTGATACACCAAGTCATTGGCAATTGATTTCAACGCCAGTTCAGGAAGGACTTTCCCAAAGTACGCCTTGGCGTCTTTTTCTTCCTGTGTCAGCTTGTCTTTCTTGCCCAGCTTTTCTTGGGCAATGGCTAAATCTTGAGCAAACGTAGCAGCAGTCGGTGCTTTACCTTCTTCGGCAACGGCAATTTCAGTAGCCGTGCGAGGAGTTTTCTTTCGTCCTTTAGCAACCTTGGGAGCGGCAGGAGTAGCAGGAGCAGTGACAGCAGGAGCAGATTCATCAGATACCTCTGTTACTGGAGCGGCTGACTTTCTTTTTCTGACAGCAGGCTTTCCAACATCCTCCCCAGTAGAAACCACTCCATCTCGTTCAGGTGTTGCAACGGCTTCGGTGGTGATTCCATCAGCGGGTTCGCTAACCACGCCAGTGCTTCCTCCACTTGTGTCGGTGACAGGTTCTGTAACATTTTGGTCTCCAAAGGCGAATGCGCGGGTGGCGGCTTGCTGTTTGGCTTTTGTTGGCGAGGTAACCTCAGCCTTCATTTCCGCACGGGCTTGCTCAACTTCATTACCACGACCATCAGCATACAGGCTGTCCAGAACCTTGGTGTAGTTCTCTTCATTGATGTTGGTCATCCCCACTTTGGCGGGGTCTTCAATTGTCTGGATGAACTGCCGCACGCCATCCTGTGTCGCCATGTCCAAGCCAAGCAACGAGTTGCCAAGTTTTGATGTGGCTGGGATACGCAGAGCCTTGAGAACATCGACGGTCACTGGGTCAGCAGGTGCGTTCATCGCACCCATGTCGCCAAAGGCAAACCCACGCATGCCCTGTTCTTGGTTGACTTTACGCTCAGTCCGTGCTTTCTCAACTCCGGGCATGAACATGCCGCCTGTGCCGGGTGTTGGCTTGGCTGTGCTGAACGCACTCTCCTCAGCTTTCTTGGCGTCGATGGCGGCGATCTCGTCCTTGGCTTTTTGCACTTGGACTTCCAAGTCAGCGTACGCCTGTGAACCGGGGCGCAACTCATCCATACGAGCGGCCAAGGCATTGAGTTCAATCTCACGGGCTTTGCGGGCCTCGTTGTCTGCGATGGCGGCTTCCATGTCTTCTTGGGTGCGGCCAGCCTTGGGGAACTGCTCATCAATCTGTTGCTGCAACGCAGATGGGCCACGTGCGGCTTGTGCCGCAGCCTCTGCCTGTGCTTGCGCATCAAGAGCTTCTTGTGCTTCTTTGGTGGTGGCAATATCTTTCTTGGCAGTGCGGTACTTCGACACGCCAGTGGGCACACCAAAAGCTGAACCGCCAACCGCGCCTTTGACAAACGCTTCTTTGTATTGTTCGATGTTTTCAGGAGACAACAAGTCTTTTGTGCTGCCTGCAACTTGTTCTGCATAGGCACCGATGGCCTCTTGCACGGATTCGGTCAAACCTTCTGCGGCGGCAGACTTGGTAGCGGCAGCGCCAATGGACTTCCACACCTTTGGTGCGGCACCTGATTCTCTGGCCAACTTCTCAATGACCTTCAACTTACCGTAGGGGCCAAGCGTATCCAGCACATTACCGGGCACAACAGAGTCCAGTGCGGCACTCAAGCCACCAGTCAGTGCGGCAACGGTAGGCTCAAACTTACCAGTCTCACGGTAAATGCCTTCAAAGATTTCGGGGGTGTTTTGAGCATACGAGCCCAAGTACACACCGCCGTACATACCAGCACGGCCACCAGCTTCAGCAGCTTTTGTAACGCCAGCCAACGCAGCACGTGTGGGAGGGCCAGCCGCAGCCGCAGCTTTAAGTGCAGATTGGCCAGCAATCCGAGTGCCCAGTACTTCACCACCAACACCGGGAACCATCGCAGTGGCCGCAGTGGGCACAAGTTCACCCAAAGTTTCCGCGCCATACTCAATCGCTTCAAACGGGCTGGAAATTTCTTTGTACGACTTGTACCGTGTGGGGTATTTACGCTCCAACGCTTCGCGGGTGGCTTGCGCTTCATCCATCTGTTGCTTGGCGTAATCTTCAAACCCCAATGCACTGCCAGCCATCGCGGGGAGGGTATCGCCCAAAGCGATACCTGTTTCCCCCATAGAGCGCATAAAGCCACGCTTAAAAATTGTTCCAAGCCCAGCTTCAGGTTTTGGAATCGAAAAATCATACTTTGCCGCCAACTTGCCCAACAAAGAATTGAACTGCTCAGGGGTTAAATTGTCTGGGAATTCAACATCCCCAACTTTGGGCAAAGTAATAATCATGGTCAGTCTTCGAGTAAATCAAACACAGATTTTGCACGAGCACCACTATTTGCAGTGGCGGCTGTATCCGCTTGCTGCTGCAACACATCGTTGATGTACTGGTTGCGCAACTGCTTGTATTGATACTGACCTTGAATTGGGCCAAGCTGCTGTATCAACTCTGCTTCTTTACGGCGGTTGGCGTTATCAAAATCAGAAACCGCTCTGCGGCGCACGTCAGCCAGACGAGCTTGAGCTTGCGCTCCTTGAGCAGCGGCGGTAGCTCCTTTAACGCCCAGCAACTGATTGAACTGGTCGGTCTTTTGCTGCATGGCTTGTCTTTGCAACCCGAGAGAGCCTTGCTGATATGCGGCTTGATTTGCAAGTTCTTGTCTCTTGAGATTGATTTGCTGTTGAGCCATTTCCAACTGACGCACATTGCTGGCATGCTGGATAGCTGCGCTGGTGTCGCTCTTGTCCAAAGCAATCTTGTACTTGGTGTACTCAACTTGCAAACGTGCAGCATTTTCCTCAGCGGCTTGCATGAGCTTCTGGCTCTCAGCAACGGATGCAGACAATGTGGGCGCAGCACCTGCGACGCTTTCCAAGAACCGAGCACCGGGCTTAGCCGCACCTGCGGCGATTGCAAAACCGTATTCAGCCAAGGCTTTACCCAAGGCTTGCTCTTTGATTTCTTTGGACTTGCCAGACTGCTTTTCAATCATGTCCTGAAGGCCTTTGAGTTCTTCGGCATTCTCAGACTTCAGATACTCTTTCATGCGTTTCATGGACGCAAAAAGATCGTTCTCAGAAAAACCTCTTTCAGCCGCAGCGGCTTTAATGCCCGCTGGAATTTCAATTGGCGTTTCTTTGGCGGCTTTGGGTTTGGGTTCAGCCTTTGCTGTTGGCGTGGTTTTGATATCTGCCGCAGGGTTGTAGCCTTTGTACGAGCCGCGTCCAGCACCTGCGGTAGATGTTGTTGGTGGTTTTGCTTCGGCGGCAGCTTTTTGTTCTGCCAAACCTTTCTCATACCGTTGGCGGTTTTCCAAAGCAGCCTTGGGGGTCAGGAAGTCTTTGATCTGCGACAGAGAAGGTATGTTGTACTTTTCTTCTGTACCTAAGTAGGGGTCAACTACCTCCCCACGATCAGCAAACGCCACGATGCCACCATCGGCATACTGTTCCGTCAAGTGGTCAGCATACTCATCGGTGATGCCAGCACCCAAGCCATTACGCATGGAGGCACGTTCAGCCAACTCAGCTTCAATCAACTGCAACTGGCCAACATCACGGCGGCTCATGGCGGCTTGGCGTGCAGCATCAAGCTGCTGGTCGCTCAACTTTGACAGGATGTTCTCAACGTTGCCTTGGCTGGTCACACCACCATCGGCGTAGGAATCCACCTCACCACCTTCAGCAAACGCACCCATTCTGGATAAACCATAGGCACCCATGCCCAAGCCAGCCAACTGACCCATTGTGCTGCCCGGTGCTTGATACACAGACCTTGTGCTTTGTTGGCCCAGCGGCAAGCCGCGAATCATGTCAGCGTAGAACCCCAACTGTGTGTAAGGATGCTGTTGTTGGTTCTGGAAGTCTTGGTAGGCTTGCGTCAGACCTTGCTGGCGCAAAGCTTGTTCTTGACCGCCGAGTTGAGATTGCAGACCAATAACACCTTGCTGTTGGCCAATCCCTTGACGGAATTGGTTGGCGGCTTGCTCGTATGCGGCTTGAGAGCCACGAGCTTGAATATCCCCCATTTGTTGGGCAAGGTTGCGCTCACGCTCGGCTCGCATCAATGCGTCACGGCTACCACCAAATGCACCGCGCTGAACTGCTCCGGCAGCTTGCTCCATGCCAGCCATCTTGGACTGGCGGGCGGCTTCTTGTTTTTGAACGTCCACCACATTCTGCATGTAGGGGGACATGTAAGAGCCAATATTTTGTTGAAACCCTTGTGGGCCAGCATCCAAACCAGCGGCAGACTGCTGAGCCTGCAACTGCATGGGGCTGAACCCGGCAATACGCTCACCGCCGTAAGCTTGGTAAGGAGTGTTGCTGAGAGCGCGACCTTTCTCCAGAGCTTCTTTGGCATACGGTTTTGCCCAGTCCGGCAAGTCCGTTACTTGGGTTGTCTTTTCTGGGGTAGATGGCTCACTCCCCATATCAATAAAGTAAAGACGGCGACCATCGCGGGAGTAACCGTTGTATTTATTTGGGATCAACATTTAAATGCTCCTTGCGGTAATCTTCAAACCGCTCATAAAAAATCGTTTTCCACATCTCTGGCAAAACTTCTTTTGCCTTTTCTGAGCCTACACAAACATGGACAGCGTATGCAAGGATGTTGCCTGACGCATAGCGTAGACCGTGGGCAATTTCTAACCCGTGGTCGTCTTTGTTTGCTTCAAAAAAGTTTGCAGTTTCGTACGCAGAAACCACAGTCAACCACATGGGCAGAATCTGGTCTTGAATGCTGCGGTAAAACGGATTGGCTGGCAGGTACACCAAGCAAGTCAAAAAGGCTTGATTGATTTTGTCAGCAGATACAGGCCTGTCTTTGTCAACCAGATCGTCCCATGTATGTGATAAATCAGCAAGTGCATGGTACATGTTCAGGGCATCTTGATTGCCTCCAAACCACTCCAGTTTTCCTCGACTGCTCATGCTGGCAAATGGCGGTCAGCGCGGCTATTTTTAGCCACCTTGTCTTTCCCAACCGTCTTGCCACGAGCCTTCTGAACTCTGTCCATCATGGCGTACAGCTTGCGTGCGCCAGCCTCAGTTGAGCCGTTGCCCAACTCAGAAACAATACGGGCTGGAACCACAAACTCGCCATCTGCCAATCGAGCTGGCTGCTTTTGACCAATCTGCGCAGGGATGGAATCAGATACGCCATCACCGGGGCCACGCAACAATCTGCCACCATCGGAGTAATCGCCAAGGTCAGACAGTCCACCACGGGCAAACTGCATTTCACCAGTCATGGGATTCACCCCGGTATCCGATGTCCCACCAATCACGTTGCGTGAGATAGGTGTCTGGTATGGCGTGGCATACGCACCCTTGCTGATATCAGCCATTGGGTAGCCTGTGTTCATACCCACAGCGTTTGCATCGGACATCATTTCGACTGGGCCACCGCCAGCAAACCCACGTTTTGCCGTGGTACTTGCAACGTATCCTTGGTTGGGGAAGTAATTTCTTTGTCTGCCAAAGTCCCGGCCAAGATCACCATACGCAGGGACATCAGCGGCTGGAGTTGGGTTGATGGCTCCGTATTGGTACTCCAAGGGAGAGGCTGGTGTGCTGTCAACCTTGGTTTCGGGGGTATTTGGGCCTTGCGACAACCCGGGGCCAAGCGCCATACCAGCTTTTGTAAGCGCACTCATCGGGCCACCCATTGCATCTATAACCATACCGGGGTTTTGAATGCCAGCGGCAAGCTGATCCATTGGGGAAGCAGCCAACGCATTTTTTTGAGCTTCTAAAGCCAATTCAGACGCTGCTTTTCCATAGGCTTCAGTACCCGCCTCAAGCCCTTGCGCTGCCAACGTATCCTCATAGCCAGATACCCCAGCGTTTGTCAATGCGTTAGCGCCGCCAGCAGCAATACCGCCAGCAATACCAGCGCCGCCATATGCGCCCAAACCAGCCATCAAACCTTTTTTCAGATCGCCTGTGCGTAATGTTTCAAGCCCACCCACACCCAGTCCAATTGCGGCTGGTGCGCTCAAGCTCATGCCCATCAAAGGAATAGAAGCCCCACCAGTGGCAAGAGCCATGCCACCACCAATAATTGCAGGGAGGAACTTATCCAAAAAACCAGCTTCAGGCAAGCCCGTCTGGGGGTTGATGGTCAAGTGCCCGCCATGAGCCATCGCCAAGTCATTCAGGCTTTTTACCTCATTCTGCGACATGTGGACGAGCGTAGTGTCAGGGCCTCGGCCTTGACTGGAAAGATGTTGGGCGGCGGCTTGCAGGCTCATTTTTGCCTCTTAGAACGGGGGTTGGTTGATACTATCATGGGAAGAGCGCGGACACAAATGTGATTGACCCAATCGCTGAAGGCACTGCTGGGTACGGCATTGGCGTTGTTTGTGCTGGCAACCCAAGCATATAAATACCTGTTGCGCCACCAGATGAAGCGGTTTGAGTAGCCCCCCACCACAACCCGACCGAATCTCCTGCATTTAGGGAAAACACAACTTCAGAATACCCAGCAACGTAAGTTGGCACACCCGCACTTTTTCGTGCGGATACTGTAAAGATGGTGGATGAGTTGGCAACGTCAGCGGCAGACGTTGAGCCATTTACCCGCAACCAAACAATCGCATCGTGTGCGGCGTTGTCATCGTTTGCCAATTGAAGGCTGTATGTAATTTTGTAAACGCCGGAAACACTTGCTGTAGCCGTGTAACTCGGGTTCAAAATAAACCCGTTGCCAGCGTCAAGCGTATTCCATTCGACTATTGCGGGGGTGTTTGCAGCCGCCAAATATTGTGTTGCGCTATCTGACGCCGCGATAAAAGGGAACTGCAACAAAGCCCCGCCAGTACTGGTTGTAAACAGTTGGTTAAAGTTTTGAAGCTGGTTAAAGTACAGACGCAAGGCGTTGGAATACTGCTCTTGATACTGTGGGTCGTACTGCATCGGAGCCGACAGCAACCGAGGCTGTTGAGGCGCAATGAGTGGTGCGTTCTTAAACCCGGTAGCCATCAGCGTCTTCCGTCTGGGCGCGTATCAATACGGGGCACACCCAACTGCCATGCCACACCAAGATCATTGGACACCACTTTGAGCGCCATCTGCCGCCCGCGCACCCTGACAAACACCTGCTCGGTGAACTGTTGGACGGTGTAGTAGCGTTGGTTCTGGTAATTCTGTGTACTGGTGACAGTCGGCACATCCGCAGTGCCGTAGTCCGTACCGGGAAATTGGCGGGGGCGTACAGCAAAATCCAGCGATGGGTTGTTGACAGTCGAGCCGTCAAACGTCACATCAGGAATGATGCGGGTTACCAAACCAAAGTTGTGGCCGTCCCCAATGTCAAAGTCAGAAGACTGGACATACGAAACAATCGGCAGGGGTGGGTTCACAACACCATCGTCGTTGCCGCTCTCGTGATACACAAGCAAGCCGTTGGACGCGCCGCCAGCGACACCGTAAGTGGTTGCCATTGGATTGGGACGCAGAGGGCTGTCCAGCCAGAAGGTTCTGCCGCTCTTCACGTTCTCAGAGTTGTCCCAAGTACCGTAGTACCAAGTGCGCTCAAGGTGGTTGAAGATTACATACTTGTCAATCACGGTTGAGTTGCGTGAGCAGTAGTGCCACCATATCTCGTTGTAGCCTTCGTTGGTGTTGGCAAAGAATTGGTATGCCTGCTCCATGTTGATGTCGTCAAACACGTACTGACGCAGGGCGCAGGGCAGAGTTTCAACGCGGCCAGAGTACATGTAAAACTTGTCCGTGCCCATCCAGTAGGTGATGTTGTTCACCGTGATGGCGGCGTTTGGCCCCATGATGGAGATGTTGTCGCCCATGATCTGGAAGCCCCAAACGTAGGGTGGGCCAAGGTACTGCATGGAGTAAATGGCGGCATCAGTCAGCACCAAAATCTCTTGGCGAGTCTGCAAGGCCGTGACAATCTCAGAGCCGTGGCTCAGCTTGTAATCGCCCGCTTGGTTAGTTGCCGATGGAGTCCATTCCAGCACCGACTCTTGGTCTGACCAACGAATTTGCATGGGGTCAAGGGCTGTACCAAACAATGTGCCAGAGGGGTCGTTGCATCCAAAGGCAATCGTGAACCGAGACGAATCAGACACCAGCACATAGTTGACCAAGGACGGGCAGGTTGAATCAGCTTGCCAGTACGCAACGCCACCCTGTGTGTTTGTATTTGAGGGATCAATGATCTGCGCCCGGTCAAACGTGGCAGGTGTTCCGTTGACAACCCAGTAATACAGTGGGCCACCACGAGCGTTGAAAACCAAGTTTTGTCCAAAGTTGGACTCACTCCACAAGCGTAACTGCACGCCAATACCAAGACCCGCTGGAGCAGGAGAACCCCACCCAGTGCTCGTGTACCCAGTAGTCACACCACTCCAGCCGCCAGCACCCCAGCCCACACCCACGGTGTAAGTATCAGAGCCAGTGGTGATTTGGTAGGCCGCAGTGGTTGCCGCACCGCCGTTTCCAACGTCGCTACTGTTGGCTGTTGCAGACACCACGATGGTGTACTGGCTGCTGCTGATGTACGTGGCAATCTGGTGTTCGGCATTAAGGATGGTTGCTGTGATGTTGCCGCCCAGAGATACCGCGCCAGCAAAAGTAACAAAGTCGCCAGCCTGTGCCCCGTGCGCCGCATCGGTGACCGTGATGATGTTGGAGCCGTCAACCGCAGTAAAAGCATTGGCCGCAGCCACAGGGCCGGGAGGAACACCACGCAGGGGGGTGACATCGTAGAACGAACCACCCAAACCGTTCTGGATATAGAACTTGAGGTTTGTGCCAAGACTGAGCAGGTTGAACCCAGCCAGATTAAACCAATTCCACATGGAGCGGCAGACGCCCCAAATTGTCCCAGTCGGCGGCTTGAGCGTAGATGCGTTGGGGCCAGTGTCCCTTACCCAGCCGCCAATCTTTTCAGGGTAGCCAGAACGAAACCGAATCTTGTCCGACTCAAACCAACCGCCTTCGTTGGCAAGCGTTGTGCCTTCGCGGTTGACGCCGGGTCTGAATTGCAGTTTCTGTAATGGCATAACACCCTCGGTTTAGGCTACAAGTCCGGGAAGATAAGTTGTTTTACCAGCCACTTTGGTAGCGGTCAACTCCTGTTTCTTCAGGTTGCTTGGGTCATAAGAGACGTGCACCCAGCCACTGTCAGGGATGCCGGGGGTGTAAAACTCAAGAATGAGCTGGGTGTATTCTAGGTTATCCATGATCCATTGGGCAAGGTCTGCGTTGGCCACACCGGGGATCTCAATATCGGCTGCTTGCCCCTTGCAATGATCTGAGGTCTTCGACCCACCCACTGCTGCGTTTGACTCAGGACTGCGGAACCCAGAGTTCACCTTGACGCCTTTTTTGTAGTGGTCACGCACGGGCTGGAGGACTTTCTCAGCCAGAAGTTTTAGGGCGGCGGTTTCTTTTTCGCCGGGCGTATTGTCAAAGCCCATGCGCAAGGCAGTCTCTGATTTGGTCAGCTCATGTAGAGTGAAGTTTGCTGTCAGGTTCATCTTTTTTCCTATCAAGTTTTATATCAACACAAATTGCTTGGACTGTCACAGTGGGGGTGGTGTACTCGGCTTTTTTGTTGGCGATCTCTTGTTCACAATGTTGCTCGTTGGGGGTGTAGTTCTCAGACTGAAAGAAACCACATTGTCCCGCCATGCAGATATACAGCAGGGGGACATAAATGGTCATTTTTGAGATTCCCTTGCCTTGTTGTACATCTCAATACAGGCATTGAGTTTGGTGATTGCTCGGTCACCCTCCTCGGCTATTGCGAAAAGAGCTTTTCCAACCTCTGGGTCAAGGTCGGCTCTTGTTTCTCCTCCACTATCTCCGGCGGGAGCGGGGGTATCTGGGGTGGCGTATACGGGGCAGGTCGTTTTGACAGGAACCCGCAGCTTGTAAGTGCCAGCATTGATAGCAGCATCGCGCTCTTTTGCAGCAGTCTTGGCTTTCTCATTTGTTTTCCTCAGTACGTCGGCGGTTGTGTTTACAGCAGTAGTCAGAGCGGCTTCCTTGGCCCGGGCCTCTGTGTTTAAACGTTCAATCTCAGCCTGCTGGACTGCCTTTTCAACATGTTTGCCGTAGAAATACCCGCCGCCGAATGTCAGCAGCAGGGCAATCAATCCAGAGAGTAAACCCTTCATGGCTTGGGAGGCTCGTCAGCGTCGTTGGCTTCGGCGTTGGCTACAGCATTGGCTACAGCCTTGATACCCGAGCGCCCAGCCACACCACCGAGAACCCCGGTGATGAACACCATGATGGTGCTGATCTGCTGCGTGTAAACCTTGTCGATTGGAGCCATGTCTTTGACCATTGGCTGTGTGACGTAGGTCACCGAATATAAGAACGCAAACATTGCGCCGAACAGGATGGTCACCAGAATGATGATGACAAAAGCCCAGACACGGACTTCAATCTCTTCTGCGGTCAGGCGGCTGTTTGCTTTGTATCCAACGGTTGGCATTATTTCTTCTCCTGTTCTGGCGGTCTAACTAAGCTCTCTGGGCAAGTGCCCGTTGCGGTACAGATTGGGGGCTTGCACTCAGCTTTCTCCCAGTTTTTTGGATTTTGGCAGGGGTAACGAAAGCGGTCTTCGCACCCTGTCAAACACAGGATTGTCACCAAAAGAATCAGGCTTTTTGTCACGTTCTTTCCTTTCAAGCTCTCGTCTCAACTTCTCAACCTTTTCAACCTGCGCTTTGGCTTCATGCTTGGTTTCCAATATATCCAAATACAGCATCCCCATTATTGGAAGAAGCAGGGCGACCAGCACACAAGCAGCAATCCATCCCATCACATCTTCCCCAGTCTTGCGACGAACAGGAACCACATCCAAAGGTACAGGAGGAACAGAAAAGTTACTACGAGGTACGCTGACTTTGCTTGGAAGTCTCTTTTTTCCTCCTTGCGTTGCCATTGTTTAAACCTCTCTTTGGCCTCTTCCTTCAGCCTTGCGGCCTCCTGCTCCTCCTGAATAACATCCCGCATCTCAAACACTTTGGAATACAGCGCACCCATTTCGGGCGGTGACTGATACACCATCGTTTCCCTGACCTCCACCTCCAGCGCCGCCATTTGATCCATCACCATTACCCGCTGCAAGGCAGCTTCCATCAAGTTGGCGTCAGGGTCGTAGACAGTTCTGGCCTTTTCTTCTTCAGCCCTTATGTGGGCCGCAAGCTCTGCTTGAAGTCTGAAAAGTTCCGTGAGGTGCTTGACAACATCTGCCATGACTTTGGTTTCGTCAACGGCAACAAACTTTTCCTTCTTCTTTTTCGCCACAGGCTGAGCGGGTGCTGGCCCCGATTGAGGCGCAAACATCTTTGCCAACTTGCCCCAGAATCCGTGAACTTCTTTTGCAATGCCCACAGCTTCGTCAACAGTAGCCTTGATTTCAACGAAGGACGTCTTGGCTTGTTTGTAAAGCTCGCAACCCTCCTTGATGGCTGCGACACACGCATTTGCTGCAAAAAGAATTGATATTGGATCAATTTCATTCCACCATCAGGCAGTGCGTTCCCACATGTACACCACAATGTACGGCTGCAAGTTGGCGTTTGTGCCAGACACGCCCGATGACGCATTGGTTGTTGCCACTGTGATACCTGTGGTTACTGTGCTTGAATATGGGTTTGTTGCGTTTGGATAGTCCCTCACAAACTCAGTTGTAATAGCCCCGCCATCGTTTGCGGTTGAGTCTTTAGCACCCATCTGGTGCTGGTGACCGGGGTCAGTCACAGTCGATGTTGCCGTGTGGGTGTGGCTTACAACAACTGCGTCGGCAGAGCCGCCTGTCGCACCTGCGGTGAACCCTCCACCGTTACCAATCATTACTCGACCAGCGCCAAACGCAGTCCATGTGCCAAATCCAAACAATGTTGCGGGGCTTGTGCTTACTGTGGCGGTGTATATAGAGCCAATAGGGTAGACAGCTTGAAGAATTGCTGTGGTGGATGTAACACTGTAGAAGTTTGTTGCATCAGACCAGACTTGAATAGTCTGCCCAGCAGGAATGGCAACCCCTGTGCCCGCCGCAGTTGTGTTGCCGATGATGGTTGAGTTGTAGATCGTGATGGTGTAGCTGGTGCTGTTCTTCAGGATGTACTGCTTGGACGCAGGTGGGGCGTAGATGCTTGTTGCCGCAGAAGCTCCAGTGAACTCCAGAATGGCGTAGATGGCCTGATTGTCCGAAGCGGTGGAAGAGGCTCCGTAGATGTAGGACAGCGCCTGTGAGGTAGATGTAATCGCCACACTCTGATACCCGGCAATTGCTGCTTCAAACAGGTAAGCAAAAGTATTGTTTGTGGTTGTCCCCCAAGTACCCGCTTCGTCGCCTGAACCCAGCAACTGAATCCGTAAATCTGGTGAATATGTGCTGCTCATGGCTGCTCCTTATTGATTGGGTGAATTATCTGTGGGTTCGTGGGGGTTGCCAAGGGGTGGGTTTATTTAAAAAACTTACCAACCATCCAGCAAACAGCCGAGTATCTTGTTCCCTCTTCCACAGGGTCAACACCGTGCAGCAGAAAGCTTGGGAATACTATGACTGTTCCCGGTTTTTGCGGGGGGTAAAACTTTTCGCCGCCGTTATGAAGGTAGAACCGCCCACCCTTGAAGTTTTCATTGAAGAAAGCAAGCACCGTCAGTTTGCGGCACTCTTTTTCTGGACGCATATGAGTATCAACATGTGACACATAGTGACCCCCGGCGGGGTATATCAAAAACTCAGCTTGGTTTGCATGGGTGATATCAAATTTCCATGCTTGGTTGTTGGCACACAAGCCCGCAGCGGAAAGTTGCGCGCCCAAGTCTTTGTACACCGGGAGGATAACCCGCTGAACATTTCTGATGTTCAAATCAATATTTCCAGAATCCCCGCCAATCAGTGGTGGTTCTTTTTTGACAAGATCATTTGCATACGCTTTGGCGATCAACTCACAATCTTGCTCTGTGAAGATGTCGGAAAATGACCAATACAGCATCTCTTCATCTGCATTTCGACCGCCTCTTTTGTCCCAAACCCATTCTGCATGGGGGCCGTCCGCATCCACGTAGTGCAGAAACACTTGTGCTTGCCACTTACCTTTGAACTTCTTGCGCCAATGATGTTTCTCTATACCTTTATAAATAACAGCATCACCAACTGCCATTTCTATTTTGCTGGCGTTGGTTTTATCTTCGTTGCCCATGTAGATGGGCCAAACTTCTGAATCAAAGCCAAGCGTTACGGTTGCGCTGATTTCACAGGCTTCTCTGTCTGTGTGAACGGCAAGCTTCTCACCGTGTTTGTACAGCCTTGCATAACTGTACGTTGGCAACAACTTCTTGCCTGTTACCCGCTCAAAGTGAGGAAGCATCTCCACCAAAAGATCATCAAACACCTTGGCTCCGTGAACAGCTTCGGATTTGGGGCATTGGTGATCTCTGCCTGTTGCTTGTTTGGAGGAAAGCTGAAACAGCTCAGCCGTCAGGCTACGACATTTATCTGCATCAAGAAAGTTCTTGATATGAACGTATTTGTCGGTGGAGAGTTGAGGTAATTGGTTACACACTGCTGCCGCCTTTCATTGTGCAATTTTGTTTTGCAACGCTTCTAATACGTCGTTGTATGGCAAGTCGATGAACGCCTGTACCACCAATCGCACATTGTCGTTTTCGGGGGCATATTGATACCCATTGGTTCTGGCATCCCCATCAACCGTCACGGAGTGCGGCTGTGTTGCGTTCAGTATCCACACGTCCCCACTCTCAGCTTTAAAAGACTCGACAATTTTGATCTTGTCTGGATTGACATTTATGTAACCCTTGCCGTTGTCGCTAGTCCACCTGTCATCCCGCTCAATTTCGCCTTCCCAAAAGGAAGTGACTTCTCCATTGACATGTTGGTAAAAGTTGATGACACATTTTTCTTCAGTGTGCGTATGTGGGCCAAGGAGCAAAATCTCAGAAAAATTAACGCCAATCACATATGGTCTGACATTTTCTGGAAGAGCTTCTTTTACGACATCAACTTGTTTGCGCGGCAAATATCTTCTGACAACATGGTGTCTGCCGATGTTGTCTTCTCCATGCCTGCCAAGAACAAACGACGACCTGTTCGGTTTTTGAAATTCTGCAAAAAGTTGAATTTTTTCCGCATACTTCATTTGAACAGCAGCCCGTAACAATCAGTAACAGCGGTCACTGATGTGTCTCCTGTGCGGATATGAATTTGTGTGGGCTGCGTTATGTTTCTTCCGTTCACCAACAAATTGCCTGCGCACAAAAACAGTTTTGTGTCTTTGGGGAGAACTTGCGACTCAGCCGCCACCATTTTGAACGACTCAAGTTGCACATGAGTATGCGGTTTAAACCGCTCATCAAGGCAAAAAACTTTTGACTCTCCAACAGAGGTGTGCTCAAAAACGCCCGGAAAATAATCAGATGGGCGCAAAAAACATCCGGTTGCAAAATCTTGCATCTCTGTGTTTGTTGATACGTTTTTGTTTTTAAACATGCCGCAAGCCCAAAACGTGTAGCATGAATAGTTGTTGTCAATGATTGCGGTTACAACTTCGCCGTCAGCATATGTGTTTTCCACCAACACATATCCAAAAGCTGCGTATGGTTTTTGAATCATGATTACACCTCGACCACATTAGATACAACAGCTTCAGGCAAAGAAGAGAGCGGCTCTTCCAGCGGAAGTAATTCCGCCACCGGGTAAGAAACTTCCTGCCCAACCATATCTCTGTAGTCCTGCCGTGCAATTAAATTAGCGGCAAACTTCTCATGACGCTCTTGTTGCTCTGCGTGGTAAAGACCAGAAACCGCAATGCGTTTTTTAATTTCTGCTGGGTCGGTAATATCAGGCCACATGTTTACAGGCTGATAGGCATACGCGGGGTAATCATCAGGATTCTGTGATTGCGTTGTATCCGAGGCAAATGAGACAAGCAAAGAATTGGATTGCTCATCAAAACCCTGTATTTTCATTTTCAATGTTTGCATGGTCTCTCCATTTTATGCAACGCCGCCTTGACGTGTTCCGGTGACAGGCCAAGTGACAAAAGGGTTTCCAACAATATAGTTGCCAGCAGCGCCGCCGGGAGCGCCGGGAGCGCCAGACGATGCGCCACCACTGCCCGCTGCACCACGACCACCACCGGGGCCGCCGGGGCCGCCAATACTAGAAGCTCCGCCACCGCCACCACCACCAGAAGCAGATGTACCTGTGCCGCCGTTTGGTGACCCACCACTGCCGCCAATAGTTCCAGCACCGCCACCGCCGCCACCGCCGGGGTAAGGAGTGTTTGGATATGGAGCTTTAAAAGGCCCCGTGCCAGTTGCATAGCCGCCACCGCCACCACCCCCGCCGCCGCCACCAGCAATCGTCCCATTATTGGTGATTGTGGTTGGTCTGTTGATATACAAAGCGTTTCCACCCGTCGCACCGGGACTACCGGGCTGACCACTACCGGGCTGAGAACCGGGGCCACCAGCGCCGCCATTACCTCCAGCACCTTGAATTACACCGTCGTTGATGATGGTAACTGTGTCTGTTGGGTTGAATGCGTTTGGGACAAGCATGGCGTATGCGCCAGTTGAAGACGATCCAATAGTGGTTGGCGCAGGAACATTGACTGTAATGTCTGACTTGCCGGGCTGGTATGCTGGCCCTCTGTTTGTGTAAACATCATAGTTGTTGCCAGAAGCGGTCAAGGATATAACCGCCCTGCCCGGCCCACTACCCAACAAAATGGACATTAACGTCATATCAAGTCAATCCTGAACCTGTAATGACCGCGCTTGATGCGGACAAAAAGTAAACAGTCGCCATGCCGTACAAACCAAGCGTTCTGTTGCCAGTTGACGACGATAGCTGCCCAGCCCATTGCAAAGTCACGCCAGAACCCTGTGTAATGGTTTGGCTTGACCCTGAATTGTTGTAAATGGTCACAACCATACCCGCAGACATGATGGAGTTGTTGATTGTCACACCACCTGTTGTGATGGAGATGAACTTGCCGTTATCTGTTGCCGCAACAACATACGCAGATGTCTGGCTGTTGAGCGGCAGTGAACGAAGGTTGCCGTGGGTATCAGAGACCGACGCAAAGGTCACATCGCTTGAAGTGCTGACCGCCTGCCCGATTGAAATTGTGATGGCAGCGGAGCCGTTGTAGGTTGTACCTGAGCTGTAGGTCACGCCTGTACCCGCTGTCAACGCATTTGCCACAGAGCCAGCAGAACCCGTTGTGTTTTGGTTCAGTGTTGGGAATGTGCAGTTTGCCAGATTACCACTTGCAGGCGTACCCAGCGCAGGAGTGACAAGTGTTGGGCTGTCTGACAACACCACAGAACCTGAACCTGTGGATGATGTGACCCCTGTACCACCGTTGGCTACAGGCAATGTGCCATCAACATGTGTTGCCAGACCAATCTTGCCCCAGCTTGGAGCCGACCCAACACCGCCGGAGATCAGCGCATTGCCTACCGCAACGTCTGCGAGTTTTGCCAGCGACGTTGTTGTATCCGCGTACAACAAATCTCCCACGGCATAAGAAGCAAATCCAGTACCACCATAAGCAGCACCAACGGTAGTAGCATTCCAAGTCCCAGCAGTAAGAGTACCGACTCCAGTAAGGCCCGTGTAGCTGCCACTGATTCGTCCAGAAGGTAACGTGCCTGAAGTGATATTGCTTGCATCGGTTGTGTCCGTTGTTGCTGAAGCAGCCAAACCTGAAACTGCACCTGCGGAAATGGCAATCGACGTGTTAGTAACACTTGTAATCTGCCCTTGCGCGTTAACCGCAAACACAGGAACGATACCAGCCGCACCATATGTGTTGGCTGTCACCCCCGTATTGGAGATGTTGAATGTTGTGGCGGGTGAAAGGTTTAAACCTGTCCCGGCTGAATACACCTGCGCAGAAGAAATCTGCACAAAGTTGATTGAGGTTGTTCCGAACGTGATTGTCCCGGAGGTATTGCAGACGTATGTCTCGCCAGCGCCTGTATTACCGTTTGTGACAAAGAAGGCGTCACCCTGACCCAATGCGCTCGCACTGCTTGGGGAGTATGTGTCTGCATCAGTTGCACGGGTCAAGACCCAGTTTGTGCCACCGGGATCGGGCGTGCCAACTGTGGTGACTGTGTAAACGCCATTCTCAAAGCCGTTGGTCTGGTTGTAGATCAAGACCCGCTTGCCTACGGTCATCAGGATACCGTCAATGGTCAGTGCAGCCTTTGTCCCAGCATTGGTCAGCGTGGCCCCAACACCCACACCAGCGCCACCGGGCTGATTGTACGTAGCGTTTAAATTGCCAGCCGTGTCAGGAGACTCCACATAGACTGGGGAGTGGTAGTGCAAAGAGGTTGCCGCTGTTGTATCAACATACGACTTATTGACCAGATCGTTAGCTGACGAAGGTGTCGTAGATACAGTGCCAGCCGTCAAAGTGGCTGTGGCAGCGGTCAGCGTGTCAAATGTGCTCTGGACTGGGTACGAGCCAGCAGAGTCCAAATAAACGGAACGTTCAGATGGATATGTACAAAACACGTCTTTGTTACCAGACGCAAAACTGATTTTTGTGCCGCCCGAACTGGAAGACAAAATGGTGGCGCGTGTGAGTGTTGGGCCAGCAGTTGTGTATTGCCCATAACCAACTTCCCAATCCCCTGTGACTGGATCAACAGCGGCGTAGTACGTGTAGTTACTGTTACCAATTGCGGCAAACGTCTGATAACCCGTTGGCGCACCGCCAAGCGTAAAATCTGCCGTACCTGTGGTGGCGGACACGACTTTTACTCTATCTTTTACAACAATTGCCATACGCGCCTCTTATCCTTCTGTTTTTACAACTTGCCAATTTGCTGTCTGGGCGTCGTTGATTATTTCCCAAAGAAGACGCCGCACAACTTCATCATCAGCCACTGCGCCTTCGTTAATACTAACAAGAAAAGCCCCAACCCCAAAAGCGGCGTCTTGCATAAGGCCCCTTTCACTCGCAAGTGCGTTAAAAGTGGAGGGGGCTACTGAAAAACTATCTGAGGTTGTTGCGCCTTCCGAAATTGTCGAAGCAAATGCAACCAACGCTGATATTACTTCTGAAGCGGTTGTAGCCTCGTTAATTGCCGCATTGAACACGGACGCTGCCACCAAAACAGAATCTGACCCATTCCCACCTTCTAATATTGACGCAACAAAGTTTGCGGCGGCAGAGGCTAACTCCGACGCCGTTACGGACTCAGAGACTGTAACGTCGATAACCTGCGCTGTCGCACTTTGAACGGCAAACGCAGTTGAAGCAAATGGAAAGTCGGCAAACACGTTTTAAATGGCAGCAAGGCTGAATGCGTAAACCACGTTCAAAGTATCGCTGGCGACCACAGTGCGGTCACCGGGGCTTTGGAAGTTTGCTTCCGAAAACAACACGCCGGAAGTTCCGCTGGACACAGTACACAGGAAAGCGCCAGCAACAACACCACCAGAACTTGAGATGGTGAAAGAAGCGGGTGAAGCTGAGTTACTGATAACAGAAGGGTTTGCGGTGGTGGCTGTACCAAACGTCACTGCTTTGCGTGAGCCAGTGTAGTTTGTAAATTCAGTCCAGCCCTTGGAGGCCAGTGTGTCAGTGGCAACGTAGGTGACGCCGGAACCGGGGCCAGTAATCAGGCCAAGATAAAGCGCGGCGGTGTAGGCTGAACCCTTGAAGTATTGGGTGTTCATATCCTGCAAACCTTGATTCACAACCAAGTTGTGCTCGGAAGTTTTCCACTTCAGGTTACCGTCTTTGTCATAGCACTCAACATGAAACACGCCACCTGCGCGTGCGCCAGTGTCAGAAACTGGGCGGCTAATCAAACCCGCGCTGACGGTATCTGTTGGGGTTGCTTTTTCTTTGAACATGGTTGCTCCTTATATAAGTCGGATGAGTGCTGATGTGCTTGTGTTTGCGGGCATCGTCACGGTGAATGTTGAGGTTGAGGTTTTGTCATTACCAAAGTCCAGCACACAGACTGCCGCCCCGGTGGTGTTGTTGTAGATCAGTGCCCCACGAGCTGTGATCGCTCCTGTCCATGCAGGGGAGGCAAACGTGACATACACAACACTGCCAGACGCTGTGGTCGCACTGCTGACTGTGGCGGCAACAACTTGCCCACCAGCGGAATAATTTCCACCTGATGCTTCCCCAGTTGCGGTGTACCCTGTGGTGGTTTCATCAAGCGTAGCTGCGTTGGTATATAACGCCAGCTTGAACGCATCGGACGAAAAGTTCATCGTCCCGTCCATCAAGGCCGTGCGCAGGGTGTTGCATGAATAATTGCCCGTGAAAGCCATCAGCGGACTCCGTTATTCTGTGGCAGTGGGGGCAGTCTGAACTGTCCACTGCGGTATGCGTCGCTACGCTCCAGACCATCACCCAGACGCTGAGCCATTGCAAGTGCTTCTTTGTACTTGCCGTCATACAGAGTAATGATGTCTGGCTCACCCTTCATGAAGGTGTACGCTTCAACCAGTGAGCCGTACAACAACACAGAGTCAAAGTTGTCACCCAACCAAGTACGGCCAGAAGCCGCAGTGGTGATTGACTCGGGGTAATAGTAATAGTGCAGCTCAACATCGTAAGACGCATCGGGGGTTGGGCCAAGGATGAAACTCAACTCGTTTGTGATGACAGGGTTTGTTTCGTCAGTGGTTGTTGGGCCAAACAACGCATAGTATTTTGGCAGTGCAGTGTCTGTCGCCTTTGGATACGCCTGACGGATGAAGTTCACATCTTTGTTCAACAGATACTCGTAGTTGTCGTCTGCATCAATCACAGCCAGCGAGTAGGGCGACAGGAAGTCACTGGGGCAAGACAAATACTTGTTACCGCTTGAAGTCACACCCGTCACGTTCTTGCGAAGCGAAGGGAACTGCACCGTGTTGAAGACGCGCTGCTCAGCCTGCTGAATGAAGGTGTTCAACTGTGTCGTTGAAGACACAGTACCCCCACTCGCAAGGTAAGTCTCCGGGAACGTATTCTCGGTGTAACTCTGAATAGCGGCAATCAACTCGGTGTAGGTCATGCCATCGGGCCTCTGGCCATCACGCCTTTAGTCGCCGCGCCAGTACCACGGATTTTGATGCCGCTGGTTTTAGCAGGTGGGTAATCTTGGCTGCGTGTGTTTGCAACAGACACGTTTGCTTTGCGCATGGTCTCTTTTGCTGGCTCTTCGCCCACAACCACAGAAGGGTATACCTTGGGTTTCTTGTACTCAGCCATGATTAGCCTTTACGTCCGGGGGACTTCTGGTTTGCAATTTTGGCCAAGTTACGGCCCATCTTCAACATGTCACTGTTGGTTTTGCCACCAGCACGCAGCTTGGTGGGAGTTTTGCCGGGGTGCATGTTTTGTTCATGTTTGCGAACTGCTTTCTTTGCGTCCATTTTCGACTCCTTATGTCGTTACAACCGATACTGTACCTAATTCCACCGTCAACACCAAATTATTTGGCGTGAGAGTGGTGTCAAAAAAGGATGACCCGCCAACCGGATTCCACCCCCACTGGAAGATGCGGCTACCCGCTTCCACCGTACCCGTGCCAGTTGGCCCTGTACCACCCGTGATACTGGTCTGCAAACCGCTTGTACCTGAGAGCAAATAGCTCCGATCAGGACGAGGATTGCGCAACCCTTGTGGGTCATCAACCGGGTACATACCCAACTGCAACTGGGGCTGGTCGGGATCCCAGCACTCTGGGCACACCAACAAATCATAGGTCTTGGTCTTGATGATTTCTTTACGCAAAACCTTGAGCTTGAACCGCTGGTCACACCTGTCGCACTGAGCAATTGCCCATTTACCACTGGCAAACCGATTACCCATTACACAAACCTTCCTTTGGTCTTGCCACGAGCGGCAATCCCATCACCACGGCGGGAAGCTGTCATGCCGCCCGTTTTGTATGTGTCCCCAGCAGCATTACGCCGCTGCTCAGAAAGTTCACTGCCAATATTTGCGCCAGCTTCCCCAGAAAAGTTTGCTGCGGCTCTATTGGCTGACATGGTAGCTTGCCTTAAAGCTTCCTGTTGATTTTTGATTTGCGTGGCTTGTTCGGCTTGTTTTTTCAAAGCCTCATTGGTCGCCTGACCCCATTTTGTTTTGGAAAACGCTTCCGCCGTGGCTTTATCGGCCTCAATATCTCTCGCTTTTGATCCAATTTTTACGTTGGCAATACGTTCGCGCTGAGCTGCTTTGGCGGCTGCTTTTTCCGCGCCCGATCTGAATCCTGACGCAACTGCTTTGCCGGGGCCACCAATCAAATATTCTTCTGGGTAGACAGGCTCAATCGCCTGCTCCTCGGCAGTGGGGAGTCGATGTTTCAGGCTCTCGTTGTATGCCTCAAGAACGCTTTTGTATGGTTTAGCCATCAGGTGCCCCCAATATACTGCTGTCGAGGCACGAACCGAATCGCTGCCTTCTCATGGTCTTCGTACGCTGCCAATTCCCAAGCCTCGTCATACTGGGCTTTCAAAAACGGGAGGCGTTCCCCACCTTGGGGGATTTTTCCAGCAACGTAATACGCCAAGCCAGCCGCCATACAAGGGATGAAACGGAACGGCACGTCCATCACGTTCACACCGCCACCCGCATCTTGGGTGCGACGCAAGCGCCAGTACACAAACTGGTACGTCTGGGCGTTGTCTGGGGTTGGCCATACTGTGATGGCTGGCACTTGAGCCCAATAGACCGTAGCCCCAGTCAAATGAGAAGCCGCCGTGGTGTCTTGCTGGCCACGGAAGCAGTCATACAACACGTTGCCAACAATGTAGCTGTAGTTGATGATCTCATTGTCCACTTTGATGAACCCAGCAGCGGGCAAACCAATCGTGGAGTTCAATGTAATTTGAGTGGCCGTGGACGTGATTGCGCCATCCAGAGTCAGCCCAGTAACCGAGTTTTGGCCATTCAACCGTTGAATCCACACTTGGATTGGTCGGGCCTGTTGAATTTTGTTTGGGATGGTTGCGTAGGTGGACACGCTGATGCGGGTGATCGTTAAGTCCGCTTGGGTTGAGGCAACGTTTGCCCCCGTGCGGATGACGTGCTCCAACAGATCAACGGTGTCATTGGGCAATGCGTAAGTATTCTGGCCGGGAACCAAATCAATTACACCTTGCTCAATTGTCCACAAATTGATGCCACGGTTGGCCCATTCAGCAAACATGATGTTGAGGCTGCGACGTGCGGTACGCAGGTCATAACCTGTGCGCATCTCACCCCCGGCGCGTTCAAACGCCTCCTCGACCAAATCGGTCAAGTCGAGATTGAATCCTGATTGTCCAGAGGTTGTTGCCATTATCTAAATCCTGCCGTTTTCTTTGCGATGCCTTTGGGCTGAGCCACAAATTGTTTGCCTGCCGCTTTGCCTTTTCGCTTGGCTTTGGTTGTGGCCGCGTACTCAGCAGAGGACAAAGATTTGATGGCCGCTTCAGGAAGGTAACGTTCGCCTGTTTTTGACGAAGGCTTTCCTGATTTGGTACGCCATTTCTGAGCAGTCCAATCTTTCAAGGATTGCTGTGGCGCTTTCAATCTCTGTATCCTCCACCCGCAGCTTTGTATTTCTTGGCTACGAGCTGTGCTTTTCTGGCTGACCACTGCCCAGCTTTTGTACCTTGGGTCGCTGCGGCTTTGACTTGCGCCACGATCCGTTTACGCAAACTGGGTTTGGTGTAGTTGCCAGCGGCATTCACTTTGCCACCCGCTGCATACATGTCCACATCTTGTGGTTTGTCTTGGCGATGGATCACCTTCTTCCCGGGCATTTTGCTCGGGTTGATTGCGCCCATGCCGCGACTTGCCATCATCGAATGATCGTCCCGCGAGTTTTGCCACGCTGAGCAATACCATCCGCACGGCTGGAGGCGGAACCGCCAGCAGCCATGTTTTTGATTTTGTACGCAGCTTCAGTTTTTCTCTGGGTCTGCGCCTCATCCTTTTGCTCTTGCATCTTTTTGATGTCTTCAGAGGTCATGGAATCTTCGTAGGTTGTACCGGGGCGGCGTGGTTTGTACGCGCCCATTGTTCCGGCTTGAGTGCTAGTGGTCATGATTACCTCAATAAATTTTGCACTTGGTCTTGCCGCGAGAGGCAATACCGTCAGCACGTTGGGAAGCAGTCATACCGCCAGAAGCCATCTTCTTGACTGCGCCGCCTTTTTTCATACCCGCCGCTGCGGACAGCTTTTTGGCCTTACGTCGGGCTGCATCGGCTGCTGCGGCTGCTCGGGACGCTACTTTCAGCGCGTCGCTGTCTTGACCAGTGGCGTAAAACTTCTTTCTGTCAGCTTCATTACTTGGCTCCCGAGTAGCAGCGTATTTTGTTTTTTGCTCGCGGTTTACTGCACGTGACACATTTCTCATTGCGTCCGTAGAAGCTTGATATTTAGGCGTCGCTATCTTGGCTTCAACCGCCTGCAAAGAAGGCATTGGTTGGTTACCTTCAGTGCGCTTTGCCATACCACCGGGGTAGACAGTTTCTGGCATGCTGATGTCAGTTGTGTTGTCCGCCACAGCAGCGGGGGTCACGCGGGATGTGCGCACAGTGCGTACGTCATTTGCAGCAGCAATACCACTTTCACGTGGATCCATTGGAGCTTTTTTCATGTAGTCAGTAATCTGACGACGTGGCTCTTCTGGGGTAACAGGCAAATCTGGCGTACCAGATCCTGTAGTTTTACCCTTACCACTGAGCATATAGCCCAATGCGCCGATAGCCGCCAACCCCGCTAAATTTTTTCCTTTTGCCATGGTGGGCTCCTTAAATCAGCACTTGCCGCCTTTTTTCATGCCCAGAGGTTTAGAGCCAGACATTTTGACCATAGTACCCTTGGAGATACCTTTGGACTGAACTGCGTGTTCGCCTTTGCCTTTGACGCCGCCAGTTTTCACTGCGCCCATTTTGGCTTTGGTGATTGCACCGCCGCCAGCGTATTTCTTGGTCTTCATTTCAGACTCCTCATGTTTAATCATGGATGCGGGTGCGCCCTTCTTTTTCATGAAGGACACTTCTTTTTTCATCATTCCTTTTGACTCAGCCATTTGGCCTCCTTTTGCGAACAGTTCGTTCTTACCTTGATCGGTTTTTGGTTTGTTGATGCCTTGGCGATCAACGCGGGTTTGCGCCCCTGAACCAAACTTTTGGCCTTTGCTGGCCGTGCTGAACTCTTTGGCAACCTTTGTAGGGATACCAACCTTTTTGGCAAACGCAGGGTTATGAGCCGCTGCGTCCATCAAATTTTTTTGTTTAAGGCTTTTCGCTGGCATCTTCGTCTTTCTTGCGACCAACAAGCCGTTGAACAGTGTCGGTTTCGTAGATACGAATGGCGACCCAAACAATACTGAGAACCGCAGATACGGCAGGTAAGAATTCCACAAGCGTTCCTATGACGGTGAGAATAGAAGCACCGTCAATCATGTGCTTCACGGTTTCTTGGTCATGCGGGTTCATACAAACTTGCCCTTTGTTTTGCCTTTGGTGCAGCATCCGTCAGCTTTGCTCACGTACCCACCATCAGCGCAGTTCCAAGCACGGAGGCTTTTGTTGATCCTTGAATCCGGGTCACTCGCGGTTTTGGCGCTCGTAAGTTTGGCTTTCATACCCTTCATGCGGGCGCAGAAAGAGTCGCGGCGACTGCCTCCCTCGGGTTGAGGGGGCTTCAGCCCCGGTTTCCCGGGGTTCGCTGCGTTGTAGGAGGCCCGACCTTTGGCGTTCAAACCGCCCTTCTCGGACTTCCCCTCCTTGCGTTGCCATGCTGGGGACTTAGCCATAGAACACCGTTACGCTGCTGACGTTTGTCACGTCCACATACACATCGGTGCTGAAGCGTACACCTTCGCCGGGAAGCAAGGCATTGAACATCTCAGCAACTGCGGGGGTGTTCAGCGTGATACGAGCAGTGCCGGAGGCCCCGCCGTCTTTCAACACAACCGAACCAGCAGATGTGGTGGTTGTCAGGAGGACGCCTTTGATACGGGCTGGGCCCGCCACCATAGTGCCATCGCCAGTGGCTGTGGCACTTAGTACATCGGTTTGCATGGCCATGAAGACCTCCTATTAAGCGGTACGTGTGAAGACGTATGCTGTGGGGCTTGAGAACATGATTGTGTAACGGCCAATACCAGTCGCACCTGCGGCGATGGTCAAGTCGCCAAACGAGCCAGCAGTGTCTGCGGCAGCGGTTGACAAAATGGCGTTTGTGTTCACAGCCACGGTCACAGTGTTTGAGCCTGCGGTGTTGTCGATGTACAAGTCCAAGGTAGTGCCTTGGGTTGCACCCAACAAACTACCCAGAGCAGTGCCTGTGGGAAGAGTGATTGTGGTGGCAGAGCCAGAAGTGGAAGTGATGTAGCCAGAAGCAACTTGAGCTGCGGTGGCTGTTGCAGTTGCATTTACTGCGTTTGCGGTGGTAACTTGGTGACCACCAATGAAGCCGTTTTGTGAAGCGACTGGGCCGTTAAATGTAGTGCGTGCCATGTTTTTTCCTTACATGCAAGTTGAGTGTATCTGTCTGCATGTCGTCAGCCGGGACTGTCAGATACACCGGATGACCCCGGAATGCGTTCAATATACACCAAAAGAAAAGGGGGCACAAGGCCCCCTTCCGGTTTATCAGGTCGAACCTGAAGAACCCCACATACCCAGAGGGTCAGACCAGCCGAAGCTGTAACGCTCACGGGCCTTGTAACGGACGTTACCAGTGTCGAAGTCGCCGTCCATGCTGTTTTGCAGCGGGGTACGAACGAAGTGCTTCAGACCGTTGGGCACGTCAGTGGTCAGGAACCATGCGCTGGTGTCTGTCAAGAAGTGGTTGACAGTGTAGCCTTCAGGGATTGCGCCCATTTGCTTGATGGCGTTGATGTCGTTATCGGCTGTAGCAACACGCAATTCGGTGTCCAACAGACGCTTAGCGACGAACATCAGAGCAGGAGGAACGATCATCTTCTTGGGCTTAGCTGCGATCAACAAACCACGCTCGTCTGTCCAAGCGGCGATTTGAATAACGGCGGCTTCCAAAGAAGTCTCGTTCAAATCAACTTGGGTAGAAGGAGTGTTGCTGTTGACGCCACCAGAGATCAGGGGGTGGTTGGCGTTGAACAAAGACACGCCGTCGCCACCGGGGTAGCTGGAGCTGAAGCCATTGTTCAGGACGGCAGCAGCCTTGACCTGTTTGGTGTATGCCATAGCACGAGCCAAGGACTTTGTGTAACGAGCAGACAAGCTGTCGTACAAGTTATCTTCAATCGCTTCTTCAGTGATTGAGAAACCCAAAGCAATGGTTTCGTGTGTGTAGCGGGTTGACCATGCTTCTTGTGCATTGTCATAAGCGATGGCTGAGCCCTCGTTCTTGACAGGTGCGGCAGAGAAGCCGGACAGTTTGGTTTCTTCTTCAAAAGAACGCTCAGAGGTCTCTGTTTCGTAGATCTCTTTGTGTTCTTCACCGTAACGAGCGTACTCCATACCGAACAAGGCGTTCAGGCCGGGGAGCAACTCTTTCAGCAGTTGTGCGCGTGAAATAGCCATTTA